CAAAGCCAAAACCATTGGTCACGATATGCGTCGTGCTGCTCGTGCTGAAGAATTCAAGCCTTACGACGAAGCTATAGCCAAGCAGATACCGGGTGCAGCAGACGGTGCAGAAGCGGCTCGTCAAGCTATCCGTGAGAAGTACGCAGCGATCCAGACCAGTATTGACGCAGCAGCAACACCTGACGAGATTAAAGCAGCACTGGGGATATAAATGGCTATTAGCTACGTTACCGCAGCATCATTAGATGGCACACAGAATGGTAGCGCACCTATCTATGCTGCTCGTGCTTGGGTGAACTTTAATGGTACGGGTACGGTAGCTATCAGAGCATCTGGTAATGTGAGTTCTATTACGGATAACGGAACTGGGGATTACACGGTTAATTTCACTACTGCTATGGCTGATATTAACTATTCTGTAAATACAACTTGTTCATCTAACGGAACCAATAATTTTATTGGCACAACAGTATTTACAAATGCCTCAACTGGAGCGAATGTTGCACCAACAACTTCTGCTGCCAGAATAAATACTGGTGTTTATGGAGTCGGAACATTTGACCCAACATACGTAAATGCTTCAGTCTTCCGCTAACAAGGTCAAATAATGAGCTACATCGGCGCAGAACCAACAACAGCATCATTCCCGTTCGATCAGTTCAGCGGTAATGGATCAACTACGGCTTTCACGCTGACGTATGCGCCAGCTAGTACGACTTCGATTGTTGTAGCTGTATCAGGCGTGGTACAGAATCCGAATACTTACTCAGTATCTGGCGCAACACTAACGTTTACAGGCGCTCCTCCATCTGGCACGAATAACATTGCCGTATTGTTTCTAGGCTTGCCTTCTATTGTTGGTGTACCTAATGCTGGAACTGTTGGTATATCGCAACTAAGCGCAACAGGAACACCTAGCAGCACGACTTTCTTGCGTGGGGATAATACGTGGAATGGTGTAGCTAGTTTAACGACTGCATCAGGTAGCGCACCATCGTACAGTGCAAGATCTTGGGTTAATTTTAACGGTACTGGAACTGTTGCTATTAGAGCCAGTGGTAACGTATCGTCGATTACTGACAATGGTACGGGCTTTTACACAGTAAATTTTGCAACCGCTATGCCTGATGCTAACTATTCTGCTGCTGGCATGACAAATTATGGAAGTTTTGTTTGTTTACAAGAACAACGAGATGGTACCGGAACTGATCCATCAGCAAGCGCATTACCAATTGGAACAATGGATCATGCTAGTAATTTAAACGACAACCCTTGGATATATGTTGCAGTCTTCCGCTAATCAGGACTAATCATGCCATTAACTAAAGTACAAATAGGAATGACAGACGCTCCTACTAGCGGAACGGCTGTTGCGTCTACGTCTGGAACTAGCATTGACTTTACTGGTATACCTAGTACGGCGAAGCGGATTACGGTGATGTTAAGTGGTGTAAGTACAAGCGGGACAAGTAATATTCAGATTCAAATCGGCTCTGGCTCAATTACTTCGTCAAGTTATGTTGGTTCTGGTTCTTTTGTTTCTTCTGGCGGAACTGGTGCTGCAAACTTGACATCTGGCTTTGCAGTTACTCTTTCTGTTGCTTCTGGAAACACATATCAAGGTGTCGCATCAATTTGTTTGATAGGGTCAAATACTTGGGCTTATAGCGGTGTTTATGGCCGAGGAGATGCTGCGGCAACATATTATGCTGGGGGCGTTTCCACCGCATTATCTGGCGCATTAGACCGCGTCCGTATCACCACCGTCAACGGCACAGATACATTTGATGCAGGAACAATCAATATCATGTACGAATAATGAGCATGACGCCTGAACTGCAGCGCTACTACGAAGATCGGTTTGCCATGATGACCCACCAGGGCTGGCGCGATCTGCTGGAAGATATTGACTTAATGATAACGTCTTTAAATAACGTCGCTACAATCCAGGACGAAAAAGATTTACAATTTAAGAAGGGTGAGTTATCTATCCTAAACTGGCTGAAAACCTTGAAACAGGTCAGCGAAGAGGCATACGAGGCACTCAATGAGAAAGATATTTGAATTTCTCTGCGAAAGCGGAGAGCGCATCGAACGGTTTACCGAATACGAGGATAAGCTCGTTCGTTGTAATTGCGGCAAGACGGCCAGCCGCACCATATCTGCACCGGCGTTTAAATTGGAAGGGTGGTCGGGGGCGTTTCCTACAGCTCACGCAAAGTTTGATAAAAGCCACCGAGACAAGCTAAAATCCGAGCAGAAGGCGAACAGATAAGCAGAAATGCCCTGTTCATGTTTAATCCTGAGAACCAAAAGATGGCAGGAAAAGGAACTTCGACATGTTGATTGACAAAGAACCAGAGATGCCTAGTGAGTTAGAGGCAGAGGAAGCAAAACTACCCGAGTACGCAGCGCCAGAAGTCCCTGAACTACCTGACCGCTATCGCGGCAAGTCGATCGAGGACGTCGTCAAGATGCACCAAGAGGCCGAGAAGGTCATTGGCCGTCAGGCGCAGGAAGTCGGGGAAGTGCGAAAACTTGCCGATGAGCTAATTAAGCAGAATCTCTCGTCAAAATCTCAACCTGTTGAGCAGGTAGAGCCTGAAGTAGACTTTTTTGATGACCCTAAAAAGGCGATTCAGAAGACCGTTGAGACACATCCGGATGTTGTCGCTGCCCGCCAGGCGGGTATCGAGTTCAAACGGATGCAAACTCAGCAGCGTCTGGCGCAAGAACACCCAGATTTCATGGAAATCGGGGCCGACAAGGACTTTGAGACATGGATTAAATCGTCTCAGGTACGACTCGAACTCTACGCCAGAGCCGATGCGCAGTTTGACTTCGATGCGGCCAATGAATTGCTAAGCACCTACAAGCAGTTGCGTGGCATTAAGCAAAAGCAGGTTGAGCAATCCGGTAAGGAGGCTCGCCAGCAGTCGCTAAAAGCAGCGCAAGTGGACACAGGTGGCACCGGGGAGAGTTCAAAACGTGTCTACCGCAGAGCTGACCTTATTCGGCTGAAAATGACCGATCCAGCTCGATATGACGCGCTGTCCGACGAAATTATGGCGGCGTATGCAGAGGGCCGGGTCAAATAATTTACTTTTGACTTTAGGAGTTAGACATGGCAACCGCATTTAGCCCAGCAAATAGCGTAACGACAACAACAGCAGCAACGTTCATTCCAGAGATTTGGAGTGATGAAATTGTTGCGGCCTACAAAAAGAACCTGGTTCTGGCCAACGTCGTTATGAAGATGAACTTTAAAGGCAAGAAAGGTGACACCGTTCACGTTCCTGCCCCAACCCGTGGTAGCGCCTCGGCCAAAGTGGCAACCAATGCCGTCACGCTGATCGCTGCAACTGAGTCTGAAGTCCAGATTCTGATCAACAAGCACTACGAGTACAGCCGTCTGATCGAAGACATCGTCGAAGCCCAGGCTCTGAATTCACTGCGTCAGTTCTACACCAACGACGCCGGCTATGCGCTGGCTCGCCAAGTAGATACCGATCTGGTGCAGCTCGGCCGTGCATTCAACGGCGCCACCATTGGCACCGACGACTACGCAACCAGCAACACCACAACCAAAGCCTACATCGGCTCGGACGGTACGACTGCTTATAACAGCACGACCTCCAACGCTGCTGCCCTGACCGATGCTGCGATCCGTCGCACCATCCAGCGTCTGGACGACAACGACACCCCGATGGATGGCCGCTTCTTTATCATCCCACCCTCCAGCCGTAACACCCTGATGGGTCTGGCTCGCTACACCGAACAGGCATTCGTCGGTGACGGCAGCGCCATCCGTAACGGCGAGATCGGTAACCTGTACGGTATCCCTGTGTTCGTCACTTCCAACGCCGACTTCGGTGCTGGTAACACGGGCGCTGACCGTATCTGCCTGATGGGTCACAAGGAGTCGATGGTGCTGGTTGAGCAGATGGGCGTTCGTTCGCAGACCCAGTACAAGCAGGAATACCTGGGCACGCTGTTCACCTCTGACATGCTCTACGGTGTCAAGGCAATGCGTACTGCTGCAACCGTCGGCGCTGCAACATCGTCCTCGGCCTTTGCACTGGCTGTTCCAGCCTAATTAAACTCCCCGGCTTCGGCCGGGGGTTTTTAACCTAATTAGGAGAACATCATGGCAAATGCAACATCCGTCGTCGTCCGCGCTGGCAATGACCAGTTTCGCGGTCTTTACACTAGCACCTGGCTGGTTCGTGCCACTCTCAACGCTGACAGCTTGTCTGACGGCGCTGGTGACACCGATACCGTAGCTGTTCCTGGTGTGGCACTCGGTGACATGGTTTTGTCGGCTTCTCTGGCAGTGGATGTGGCGGGTCTTATCGTCACAGGCTATGTCAGCGCAGCAGACACCGTTAGTATCCGGTTCCAAAACGAAACCGGCGGCACCGTTGATCTGGCGTCGTCCACACTTCGTCTTGTAGTCGCACGTTCATTGGCGTAAAAGCCGGGGGCTTTGGCCCCCGTCTTGCCATCAGGAGGTTTCATGGCAACTTTTAAGTGTCTATCCAGTGGCCAGACGGTCACGTTTACTTTGCAGCACGACATCGACAGCATGAAGGGCCATCAAGGCTACATCCGTGTCGATTTACCTGAGGATATACACAGCGAAGCGGCTAGTTTGGTAACCCTATCCCCACCAGCAAAACGGCAGGGGCGGCCAAGGAAGATGGAAAATGTCGGAAATTGACCCAAGAGAGTTTGGCAAATTAGAAGCGCAAGTAGAACTCATGCAGTCAGAGATCCACGCTTTGCGCAACGATGTCAAACAACTGCTGGAAATGGCTAATAAGTCCAAAGGCGGCTTTTGGATGGGTATGACGATCGCGTCCGCATTGGGCGGCGTGCTGACTTTTGTTGCGGACAGGGTATTTTTCAGATGAAAATTGGTCTGCTAGGCGGCAAAAAATGTCCTGTGGCAACACAAGACGTGCATGTCAATTTGAAGAACCGTAACCACGCCTTCAAAGAATATGGCTATGGACCGCCGAACCCAGACGAACCAAACGAGTATTTTTGGCTAAAAAAAGCCAAGATGTACAACGCGCCGACATCGGCGGTAAAAAGTTTGCGTTGCGGCAACTGCGCCGCATTTATCCAGACGCCAGCCATGATGCAGTGCATTGTTGGGGGTTTGGAAAAAGACGAAGGCAAGAACGAGCTGTCTTACGACGAAGAGTTTGTCGTTGCTGCCGATCTGGGCTATTGCGACCTGTTTCAGTTCACCTGTGCGTCTAACCGTACCTGCGACGCGTGGAAATCCGGCGGTCCCATCACAAAGGAATGATCATGAAGATGAGCAAAGGTCAAAAGAAGGTTGGTAAAGTTATGTCGGAATACAAGGCTGGTAGTCTGCACTCCGGCAAAGGCGGCCCCGTGGTTAAATCCCGCAAGCAGGCGATTGCGATTGCGTTGTCAGAAGCTGGAATGTCCAAACCCCAGCGCGGTCAGCGTACTGCCACCAATAGGGCCAAAAAGTGAAGCCGGTCTGGGAGGCCAAACGGCCTAAAAAGCTGGGTGAGTCTAAACCCTTGACCCCAGCGAAAAAGGCGTCGGCCAAGCGTATGGCCAAGGCAGCTGGACGGCCCTATCCGAATTTGATCGACAACATGAGGGCAGCGAGGAAGAAATGAAAACACCCGCTTGGCAAAGAAAAGCCGGTCAAAATGCAAAAGGCGGCTTGAATGCCAAAGGCCGGGAGTCTTATAATGCAGCAACTGGGGGAAACCTCAAAGCGCCGGTGAAATCCGGCGACAACCCACGACGAGCTTCTTTTCTTGCCAGGATGGGCAATATGCCCGGTCCGGAGCGTGTAGACGGTAAGCCTACCCGGCTGCTGTTGTCCTTAAACGCTTGGGGCGCTACATCCAAGGCAGATGCAAAGGTAAAAGCTAAAGCTATCTCCGCAAGGAATAAGGCGAAAAGCAAATGACCTACTTAGAACTCGTCAACGATGTGTTAGCCCGCTTGCGGGAACAACAGGTCACAACCGTTGGCCTGACTAGCTATTCTTCCTTGATTGGTAAGTTTGTTAATGATGCCAAACGCCAGATCGAGGACGCCTACGATTGGAATGCGCTAGGCCAAGAAATCACTTTTACTACGACATCCGCCACGTACGAATACTCGTTGACCGGCGCAGGTCAGAAGTTCCGCGTTACCAGCGATCCACTAAACACCACCAGCAATGTCGTCATGGAAGTCATTCCTGTGGGTGAGATGCGTCGCAAGCAGAACCTGCAGCCACAAGTGACCGCTGTCCCTACCGAATACTGCTTTGAGGGCGTGGACGGCAACGGCGACGCCAAGGTGCAGCTGTGGGGTCGTCCTAACGGCGTCTACACCATCAAGTTTTTCCTGTCGGTTCCACAAGCTGCGCTATCGTCGGACTCCACATCGGTGTTGGTGCCGGATGTGTTGGTAGCGCAAAACGCTTACGCCCGCGCCTTGGTTGAGCGCGGCGAAGACGGCGGTCTGAACTCTTCGGAAGCCTACGCGCTGTATAAGACCATGCTGTCGGATTACATTGCTTTGGAAGCCACGCGGTTCCCAGAAATGCAGGAGTTCTACGCCTCATGAGCCAGCCACTGCGCATCGATACGATCTCGGCGCCAGGCTTTTACGGCCTGAACACCCAAGATTCGCCGCTCGATTTGAACGCGGGGTTTGCTTTGGTGGCGACGAATTGCGTCATTGATCAGTATGGCCGGGTAGGTGCGAGAGAGGGTTGGGCTAAAGTCAACAGCAGCTCTGGCAATCTAGGCGCCAATGATGTGGGCGTCATCCATGAGTTGGTGGTGGC